TCTTACAACCCCCAAGAAGGCAGAGCCACGCGCACGCCTTCAGAATTACTTTGCAGTCCATGGCAACTTAGCGTTAAGCCAACTAAACAATGGCTTACCCATCCAAGCACCTGCTGCAAAGACTAACACATGAGACAAGATAAAGCCCCATGATCCGATAATAAAATCTACCATAATAATCTCCTATTAGGTACTAGCAACAAACAATTCGAGATCGACGTTTGCACTGTTAGCTTTAGCTGTAACGCTCTCAAGTTGATCGAACGTTACAGAACCATGAGCAACATTATTGGAATCGAATTGTACGTCATCATTATAGATAACAAAAGTTTGACCAGCTTCTAACTTAATATAAGCTGAGTCAAGAACTCCACACTCTAAACCAAGCGTAACATAATTAGTATCATCTTTATTTGTAATTCTAATGTACTTGACACTAGAATTAACAAAGGCTCCGGCTCCTACAGTAGTAGCCAGAGACACAAGAGTTCTATCTGCAGAAGTATCTACCGTAACAATACGATGATCAACCTCATTAACAGATGCAATAGTTAATGTGTTGGTAACACCACGGTCAACACCATTCAGCGTAAGAGCTTCAGTGTGCGTAACCGTAAGCGTTGCCGCTGAAATAGTACTTGCCATTTAGTTAACCCTTTCCGTTCTTCTTCTTCTTCTTTGCAGCCACCATCTTAGCACTGCTTTGAGATCTAGTAGTGGGCTTACTCATGCCCATCATCTTTTTAGCTCTAGCCTTTTTTCTTCCCGGCATTGTAGGATCTCCTTTTATTTACATACTCAATAAAATCATCAGAACAATTTCCATAATAATTCTGACTCTCTAAAAACATAGAAAAGTTATTTAGCTCTTCCAATCTCTGGATAAACACCATGCCATATTCATAATCTACAACCTGTTCATATAAATCACAAGTAAGATTAGGGTCATTAGGCTCGTCATCATCGGGATCGAAAACCATAACATAGAGATCTTTATCGACGATTCTCTCGTTATACCTTTCTGCCCAAGGTTCTGGATTCTTCCATAATGCAGGATCATAAACAACAACTACTAGTTTGTAGTCATCATTCCATCTATACACCTGTTGACGAACCGTTGCCTTATCACCCATAACAATCTTTACTTGCTGATCTCTCCATGCTTTAACGGCAAAAGGACATGGCTTATTACCGTTGTAGAATGCAGATGGCACATCTAAGTAATCAAAGATCCAGTTTTCAATTTCTTTTTTGATTAGTTCTAGATCCACGTTTACCCTTTGGAATGTTTTGAGTGACTAGCTTTTGAGCATCTTTATCTGTGTATCTAGTAGTTGTACCACATGCACATTTAAATTTGCTTTTCATGGTCTGCCAACTTTGCGACCACCACCAAGAACTCCACGTTTAGCTTTAGGTTTTTTAACGGTTGTCTTAACTGGTGCCTTAGCTTTAGTTTTTGCACCAAGAGTTCGAGCACCTACACGAGGTTTAACCTTAGCACCTTTTCTAGCACCCTTCTTCTTTCCTTCTTCTTCTTTCTTTCTAGCCATGATAATTCTCCTTATAATGTTATCTGTCTGGGGGGATGAGATTTGTAGATATGATCATCAGGAAGCTTATCTACAATATCAAACTTAAACATTAAGCCTCCTTCTAGTTTTTTAATATCCTCTAAAAACGATGAGTCATTTTGACTATCAGCCTTTAAGAATGCAAATTCATAAATATTTATATTAGGACCGAATAGTGAAAAACCACCTGAAAATCCATTACCTAAAGTAATATCTACCGAACCGGGAGATATAGCATTACCCACACTACTAGCATCTTGAGTATTATTTCCATTTACTCTAGTAAAGGCTCGATTATTAATTCGACCAGCTACAACTAAATTAACGTCATCATAAATAAAAGATGAACTAACATCAAGTGGTTGAGTGGATGATCCAATTACAACTTTAATAGCATTAGTGGAAGAAGTAGAATCATGTTCCACTCTAAAATGACCAGTTGTTCCTGTTGAGTTAATTTGAAAAAGAGTTTTACTAGAATTAGAACTAGGTAAACTAAAAAACATTGCCATACAGAAATCATGATTAGCGTCTACACTAAAACCTGTAGGAATATTAGCGTTGGGATAATACAAAAGATCAGCTGAAGAAGGAACAAAATCAGCATACGGAAATCTATTATTAGCTGTATCTGTATTTACATAATTAGGAGCTGGGTTGGCTGCAACAATAGTGCTCCCAGTAAAACTGGTCCAAGAATCAACATCGCCAGCGGTTGTGCTTGATTCCCGTAGATTTTCAGACTTTAACCAATCTACCACAGTATTACCAGAGCTCATTAGTTCTTGATCGGGATGCCAAATAGCACCAATTCTATGATTCCAAAATTGATCCCAGTATTCAGGAATAACAAAATTTACATCTCTATTTTCTAAAATAGATTCCACAACAGAATGACAATAATCTTCTGGACCTCTACCAACAATAGTATCAGCATTAGCAGAAACAACATGGTCAATGCCAGAGTGGTTAATACTGCCATGTCTTTGCAACGTTCGAATACCACCGGGGAGTTCTTGTTTACCAAATCTAATCTTAGCCATTAGCATCTCCATCTTCTGCGAGCGGCACAAATTCTTTTCTTAGGAGTCTTAGAGCAATTAATTCCATGCATTTTCATTTGACCCTTAGATCTAGAACAATAACTTTTACGACGCTTTGCTCTTTTACCAGTAGGTTTAGCTTCAGTCACAGCAGTCTTAAGCTTTGATCCGGGGTTCTGTCTACGGTATTTAGCCACGCCTTTAGCGGACATTCCAGCACCCTTACTTGTAGGACGTTTATCTCCACTCTTAATAGACATACCTTTCATACTACCCTTACGCTTCTTTGCCATGACTAACCCCCTTTAAAGTGCTTCACCACGAATATTATAGTCTGGTTTAAATTTCTTTTCAATCATTTTCTTACGAATAGCAGGAGCCACAGGACACTTGGACTCGGATTCACCGCCAAGAACTACATCACCACCAGCTTCAATCTCAACAGAGATACATCTGCCAGAGCAGCAACCAGTCAACAATAACAATGCAATATACTTCATTTCTTCTCCTTAATTTTCTTTTGTAAAAATGGAGGCAAAGTTTGTTGCGCCTTTGTCAACTTCTTGCCATTACCGTTTTCTTTTGATTTAACACTGTTCTTTTTCTTTTTAACAACAGCTTTCTTTTTCTTAGTAGTTTTCTTAGTAGCAGGTTTTCTCATTTCTTAGACCTCTTCTTTTTCTTCCACGAAATACGAGCTGGTCCTTTCTTCTTGGACTTGGCAGCAGTACATTGAGCTTTTGTAGGACGGCAAGCAGGGTATGGACGCTTTGATCCACCCTTAGCAGACTTGCGACCACACGGCTTTCCGGTCTTACAATCAATCCAACCTTTGCCTTTGTTGCGGCTGAACCATTTCTTAAGACCTTCCTTAGCCATTACTTCTTCTTCCCTTTACTCTTATTACCCCAATTTTTGGCACCGACTTTGCGGCACTTAACCAAAGCACCAGACGCATAGGCACTGGGCCATTTGGTATAGCGGCTCTTAACTTTATTATAACAAGCATCACGCTTTGCTGGTTTCTTCTTAGCCATGTCTTCTCCTTCGTTTCCAGAATAGTAATAGGGGCAATGCCCACACGCCCTTGGACTCAGCCACGATAATCATCTCGGGCTCGGGCGGAATAATAACAGGCGGAGGAGGGATATACTCATCTGGTTCAACAAAAGTAACTTCCTTCTCAGCGGGTTGTTCAATAGCCATGGGTTCTTCTTCTTCAGTAACCAGTTCAATCAATGACTCTTCAGGCTCCATCTCCTCAACAAGCTCTTCTATCTCAGCTCTAGCTACAAAATAACCAAAGCTTTCTGCAATAAAATAGTCTTCATCTTCTGTTAAGAAGTAATATTCCTTCTCAGCAGCCTGTGTAAGATCAGCTTCTGTCTCTAGTTCTTGTGCAGGGTTGGGAATATCTGCCCATGAATCTTCAAACAAATCAAACTTCATACCTTCTTTAGCATCAAAGATACTATCCTGATCCCCTTGTACTAACACAGCATTACCTGTTGTATCGTTATCAGGCATCTTAATTTCAGGTGTAATCCAATCTAAATCAAGAGCATAAGGATCTTTCTTGTCTACAGGAGCAGCACCCAGTGTATCTGTAAGACCAGTTACTTGTTCTACAGTTTCAGTTACCTTACTTAACACTTCACCACCAACTACTGTACCAGTAACAGCAGCAGCCAAGGTCATCTTCTGTACTTTCTTTTCAAGACCCTGCTTGATATTAGCACAGTCTTCGTATGCAGTTTTTAGTTTGCGATTGTTTTCTTCACGGCAGTCTTCTAGCTGCTGCTTTATCCTCGCGAGTTGTTCTTCATAATTGTCCACCGCCCATTCCCCCTAAGCCCTGTAATGTTTGTTGAATATTTTGACCACCTGTTTGCTCTAAGTCCATCATGGCAGCATTAGATACGCCTTGAGAGATAGCCCCGCTAGCATTCATTTGCTGCTGAGCAGCCATGGCTTCACGTTGTTTCTCAGCTTCTTCAGCCTTGATATCCTCATCAGTACGCACCCAGTTGTTAGCATCAAAGCCAAGAGCGGTAATCAAAGCACGACCATACTCCTCAAATTTAAATGTTCTCATAGCATCTTGTGGTAAGTTACGCATCATCTCACCCAGTTGCATTAACTTCATGAGATCTGTATCTCTACTCAATGCTTGTAGTCCTGTAATAATTTCTACATTCAAGGCACCATCACGGGTGAAGAACTGTTGTCGAAGTCTTTCGTCAATCTCACCATTTTCTAACATTAAGAAGACAGCTCGTTCAACCAAAGGTACAAACAATTCTCTAGCGATAGAGCTAAATGCACCACCTAAAACCATTTCCAACTCTTGTCCGATACGTCGAACAGCAGTAGCAGTAACACGGTCACCACTAGGAATAGATGCGGAGTCCAGTAAGAATGCCTGTCCTACCTCTCTACGCATTGTTTCAACAGCTTGGAAAGTTGCTTGGATTTGTGGATTCATAGTCTGTGCGGGTGATAAAGTGAACACATCTGCAGTTCTAGCAGGAACCCAGCTGCCATTAGATTGACCGGCAAGATCATCAATCTCTGTAATACCAGCAGGATCTACACCCATCCAGAATGTAGATGCTGCAGCCATGCCTTCTTGGCTAGCCTCAGTAAAAGCTTCTAAAGACTGGATGTCTCCAGCGATATCTTCGCAATGAGAACGACCATAATTTTCACCAGCAACAGAAGCCCAACGTAACGGGATAACTGGGAACACCGAGTATGAACCTCTCTCGATGATTTGATCATTCTGCTCTCTCTCAACTGTCCACTCATCTTCACCCTCCTCTTTTGTTAAACGAGTGTAAATAACTTCGTAACCTTCAGAGGCGTAGTCTGCGGCATATTGAGCACGGAAGTTATCTTCAATTGCCTCATCATTACTTGATGCAACAAACTCTAGGTAAATAATTTCTTTAGGATCACCGTTTACTTCTCTTCGCATAACATAGTGATCGAAACGAATAACTCTAAAAGTAAAATCATCTTCCATAATAATGATACTATCACCAACAACAATAAGATGTTGCAACGCTTGGAAGATAGTTTCCCTTAAATTCTTAGAAGAAATTTTTCTATAAACCTGACCACTCATAGCTTCTAAATAGCTGTTAACTTCGGGATCAGGCTCAGTCCCCGGTCTTAAATTAAATTTAAAGAAGGGGCTATCGTTTACAGGGAGCATAGCAGAAAGCATTCTAGATGCCATACCTACCACACCACGAGCAGACACAGAACTAAAAGGTTGAGGTAGCTGTTCTTCATTTGTCCAACCAGACGGAGGAAGTACGGTTGGTACAGTAAGACTAGCAAGATATCTAGATCTTTCTAACTTCCTAATTCTTCTGCTATCAAGCTCTCTGAAACGATCTTTAATGCTCATTATTTAGGTCTTTTCTTTGTATCAACAATCTGAACACCGGGACGATCAGTAAAGAATCCCATAATATTTTGTGCTGCTCTATCTTGAGCGGTGTATTCTTGAATTGCTTCTTCTTCTCTCTCTTCAATCTCTTCTTGTTCAGCCTGCATAGCGGCTAATTGCTCTTCTCTTGCTGCACGCTCCATAGAAATACGAAGCTTCTCTTCTTCCATGCGACTCATTCTTTGTTGTTCTCGTTCTTCCAAACGATACTCTCGTTCTTTTTCCATCTGCCGAGTCATCATAGCCTCTTGTGCTGCAGGATCGTAATCGCTTCCACCCATTCCCATTACATTTTCCTCCTTGGTATTCTAACCATACCGATTGTTTTTTTAGTATTCCTACCTGCAACTCTAGATTGTGTAAGCATATCTTCTGCCATACGATCAGCTGCAAGTTGTCTACGTTCAACATTAAAAGTAGACGAGTCAAGTTTAGATCTTGCTTCATCATACCTAGCTTTGAAAGGCATCATGGCAAGTCTTCTAGCTTCTAGCTTCATAGTAAAATCGTGAGTCATCCTAGAACCAAGCTCGGTGCGATATCGCATAAAGTGAGCATGTCTTTTTGCTCTTTTCTTTTTCTTTGATTTACCAAATAACAAAGAAGTTTTTGATCCTCTATTAGTAAAAATCATTTCATTCTCCTTGCTCTAGGCACAGCAATCCTGCCCTGCCTTTGTTTACCGGCAAGATATTCTTTACTCTTTTCTGCTTGCCGTGCTTTATCAGTACGTTGTGCTTGCTCTTCAGTGCTAAGTCTCTTAGCCTCTTCTTCCTGTCGAGTAAATGCATCCAACTCTCGATTAGCTTGATCTTCCTTTAACAACTCGTCTTCATAATCTAAGACTCGTTCGTATTGTTTGTTAGCCTCATCAACATATGCACTGATGAATTTATTAAATTGATCGGCATTAATTCTACCCGACTTAACATTACCAACACCATATTTACCAGCAAATTCTGAGCCCAAATATTTTTCTTGATCCTTATCAATGTCTTCAAACAATTTTGCTATCTCATTGTCATTAAAACCTTTGGCTCGTAAGCTTTTGACAGCAGGAGCAATACCACTCATAGCTCCAAAAACACCACCAAACAAACCACCGCCCCCGCCTCCGTCGTTTTCTAAAAACAATTGAAACTTGCCCGCATAGCTTTTATTCATCTCTGCTCTGCGTGCCTGTGCTTCTCTCATTGCCTGTGCTGCTTCTCTTGCTCTTTCTGCAGCTTCTCTAGGATCAATATGGAATGGTGAATGTGGCATTAACGGGCTCCTTTCTCTTGTTGTTTGATAATAGCTTCTAATTTTCTAATAATATCTCGCTGACCGCCTCTAAAGGCCCACTCCTCACGAGTGACTTTTTCCTGATACTCTAGTGGCGGGTACATTTCTTTTAGTAGTTTTGGTACTAGATTGTCGATCATTGGAAATTTCTTTGAGCTCATTCTTCAAACCTTCAATTTCTAACAGCAAGTGTTTAATAACAATAGATAATTCAGCATCGCTTAGTTTGACATTCATATCTGCTTTGCTGAGAATTGTTGACATTACATACGGCATTTATATTCTCCTGACCTTGACAACAAGGTTCTATATTAGTTTTGCACCACGAACACTGAACGTGTCCATGAACGTAAACTCCTGTCGTTAAACGACTACAGTAGTTACATTTAATTAATTTTTCGAAATAAGACATTAGCTACAACCAGAAGTGGTTCCGCAATTTGTACAGACAGAGCATACTCCAGCTTGTACCATACTAGAAGCACCACAATTAGAGCATTTGGATTGCATGTTGATCTCCTTTATACCCAAAGTTCCATAACTTGATCATCTGATCCGTCTTGTCGTACTCTCCATCTCGAAGAATGCGGACACACCAAGCCATGGCACGACCAAATCTAATAGGATCTAGATCACATCGACCCTTGTGCTCAGGACGCTCTTCCGTCCGATAGAGATCTAGGATCTCCTTTACCCAATCTTCTCTATCTACTGCATCTAAAAACTTATCAGCTTTCTTTGGACCCACTTTCCACAGACCGGGAATATTATCGGTCGCATCACCAGTCATCCACTGCTGAAAAAAGAAACGATCCGCTTCCTCAGTATTAACCAAGGTAGCAGATCGTTCCTTATCGGGGTTCCAGTGCCAGCCGGGGGCTGACCTTAGATCCTTATCAATTGTTACAGCAATAGCATCACCACCAGAAGCAGCGATACCTAAGATATCATCAGCTTCTAGTTGGGGGTATTGTAATACTTCATACCCATCAACCACAATCTCAACAGCATACTTCTTAGAGTCAGGCTGCATTGTAGCGTCTCTGTTAGCCTTGTAATCAGGCCACAGTCTTCGTCTAAAGTTTTGACTACGAGGACAGGAGAGGGCCAGCACGGGCTGGCATCCTCTCGGTGTCCACTGTTTGATATCATGCTTGAGCCTATCCGGTAGTTCATCAATACCTTCGGCATCTGCCCAGAAGGCAGCACGATATACTAATACATCAGCATCAAGTATCGCGATCTTCGGTTTCTTCATCTAACATATCCATTAATTTTTTAATAGCTTTTCTCATATTAGTTAAAGAAATAGCTTGAGCTGCACTGACTTGACCGTACACTTCTCGAATCATCCTTTCATACGTCTTGATGCCATTATGATTTTCGATCCAATGGTCCACATCATAATCTTGACCATTCCTCTCAACTTCATTAGCCCACTCTTCAGATTCATGTTCTCTCCAATCTCCATAGTGATCCTCTAACATACGAGGACCGTGTGATATAAAACAAAGATGTGCATCCAACTCTTTGCACATAGCAATTTCATTTAGATAACGACAGTCATCTACAATAATTAAATGTTCCCAATGTTTGGTGTCATTACGAAGAAAATCTAATTCTTTATCTTGAATTTTTTCTAGTTCTTCTTTCCATAAATTAACCCAGTGATCAGGATCTTCAGCTCTACAAGTTTCACCCATGTGTTGACAGTAGGCTCTGTATTCTTGAGGGTTATCTTCTTTTGTGTACCCCTCAGACTTAGCTTTATCTTTGATAGGCTTCGCGAAGGGCAGAAATACTGGCCTCAGACCGTCCGCAAATGCGAGCTCTGCAATCAGATTCGCAGCGTGGGTCTTCCCAACCCTTGCTTTGCCTGAGAACATAATAGTTTTCATTCTTTAACTCCTCATAGAATTGAATAGGTTTGTGACTATATTCTACCATATATCCACTACTACGCAAAATTTCTTGTGCAAGAATTGTACACAATTTTGGCTTCCAACCAAAGTAATATCCAGTAGCTCTCCACCATGCAGTCTGCCAAATACCACCACGATAACCAGTAACAAGATTATTAAGTGTGTTGTAGGTAAGATTAGTTTCACCAAACACATGGCTGTATACAGGTGGCTCATACAACTCATTGAACTTACTTCTATCAATTACTCTAGCATCAAAGTTATTACTAGTTACTACAGTAAATTTGTTACCACCAAATTCTAATACAAGATTGCAATGGCTAATTTTATACGGTGTCTTTCTAAACAAAGGCTTAGTTGTAAGCCATACCAGATTAGCAATTGGATCATCCTTGAATTCATAAAAGTCTACACTAATCAGTGACATTCTGACCAGTCCTTTCCGATTTGATACTCACCATCAATGGGCATCTTGCAATCTAATTTATCTCCAGCTTCCAGTAGAGCTTGCACACCAAGCTTTCCTACTTCTTCTGCAATATCAGCAGGGCATTCAAGTTGCCATTCGTCATGCACGGTAGCCATAAACTTAACAGGCATGTCTTTAATCTTACGCTCAAGCAATACCTGAGCTAGTTTCATAACAATAGCACCATCACCTTGCAGTTGTACATTCAATGCAGCATGTTGGGACCGGCAAGGCACAAGCCTACCGTCAAGTAGTTTGACCTTGCCGGTCTTATCAACATGTGCCTTTACATCCTCAATAACTTTCCTCAAAGCTGGCAAGCGAGACAGGAACTTTTTCTTGAGTCGAGCACCAGCGTCGGCATTTTTCCCAATGATCTTCCCAATCTTTTCGTTACCAGCACCATACAGGAA